TGAAGATATTGCTGAGATTGAAAAAGTGATGCTAGAAAAAGGCATCCCTAATCATGAAACAGCAGCGGAGTATTGGAAGTGGATGCAACAAGCAGCTACTCCAACTCCAACTGGTTACAATCCCAACGTGATGAAAAACAATAACTGGGATTTAAGTAAATTTGCTAAAAACCCTGTAAGCGCAGCTAGGGATGCAGCAAGTGAAGCATTAGCAGAACTTAGGAAGAATCGTCCTATTGGGTTCTGAGTAGTTTTAGGGGGTGGGTGCCGAGATAGCATCAAGGCAATTTGATAGTTTTTTAAGGAGAGCATTATGGCTATTGGTGGTGGAATCCTACCAGCAGCTGGTACCTCGCAGTATACCGAGTTAACCTACGTTACAAGACGTGCGTTTATTCCTAAACTGGTCGTCCAGCTTTACAACAGCACTCCCCTCATGGCAGCCTTGATTGCTAACAGTCAACAAGCTACGGGTGGTGTGTCCCAAGTAACCGTACCCGTTCAGGGTTCACAATTCGTTAATGCACAGTGGTCTGATTACTCTGGTTCTTTCAACCAGCCTTCAGTACAGCAAGGTGCATATAACGCTGAATTTAACCTCAAGTTGATGATTGCCCCTGTACCGTTTCTCGGTATGGAAGGTGCAGTACAGCAAGACCACGCAATTATTCCATTGATTGAAGCTCGTATGAACGATGCTACAAACGTTATGATGGATGCGATGGCAACTGCGTTGTACAACAACACAACCAATCAGCAACAATTTATCGGCTTGCCAGCAGCTGTGGATGATGGTTCTACTGTAGCTACCTACGGTAACATCAACCGTCAGACCTACACATGGTGGCAGTCTAAGGTTTACAACGCTGGTAACGTCAACCCAACCCGTCAAAACATTCTTCAGTACATTTCTGGTACTGTTAAGAAAGGCGCTGAAGTTCCAACTTTCGGCGTTTGCGGTTTTGGTACTTGGACCTTATTGGCACAAGATTATGTCGGTCAAGAGCAATACGTTATCACTCCAGGTAATGGATTTGATTCTGATTCCAACGGTCCTCAAGCAGCTTTCCGTGCATTGATGGTCGCTGGTGTTCCAATCTATCCAGACCCATATTGCCCAGAAGGTACTGTTTACTTCCTGAACTCTAACTACCTCAGTCTGTATATCCATGACCAAGGTTCTTTCGTGTTCACAGGATTTGAAAGCACATTACCTAACTGGCAGATTGGTTATGTTGGCGCTGTCTTGATGATTGCCGAATTGGTAAGCACCAAGCCTAAGTCAATGACCAAAGTGACTAACTACAACTCTTTGAATATCTAAGGAGATAGAATATGTCACTCGCACTAAATAAAATCATTCTTGCTAATGCCGTTGCGAATACACCTGGTGCGTATTTTCAATTTGCAAACATCACAGCAACAACTTCAGGCGCTAACACAACTGTTAACGTAATCCCTGCTGGCACATATTTGTTCCCAAGCACGGCTAACGTTACCATCAACGTTACAACTGGTGTTACAAACAACGCTGTTTCCGCAGTGTCACCTTTGTACCCAGCTAACTCTGGTGGTGTTGTTATTTCTGATGGCGTAAACGTATTTGCTAACGCAACTACCAACACTACAGTTACTGTATTGGTTGTTGACGGTGGTCAGAACGTTTCTGGCACTTATAACGCAAGTTAAGGAGTAATAAATGGCTAATCCTGATTCAGTCTCACAGTTTTACCTAGACTCGTTTGGGAATGGTCGTATTGGTGTTGTCCAAGCTACTGCTTTAAATACGGCTGGTAATGCAGTAATTACCATCCCTCTTTTAAGCGGTGGCTTGACTAATGCTGGCGCAGCACTTGGTTCTGGAAGCGTAATTGTTCGCAGAGTAACTGTAAACAATCCTTCTGGTTCTGTAGCTTCTGCAAATATCTCAATTAGCACTACAAATGATGGTGCAAACGCCGTTGTTTCAACGACTAATTTAGGTAATTTGACTGCAACAGGTAAGTACCAAGACTTAACTATTGCTTCGCCTTATAGCACCACTACTGCTGTTACTGGGTATACAACCCAAGCGTTATATGTCAACGTTTCAGCAGCAAGCGGTAACAATAACACTGTTACCATTGCCGTTTACGGTGACGTTGTAGCGTTCTAATGACAAGTTTGTATGTAACAAACCATGGTGATACCATCCTGACAGATAGTTGGGATGGTAAGCCTTATGTAATAGAGCCGGGTAAAACCGTAGAGGTTCCGGTGCATTTTGCAGTAAATGTCTTAGGACATGAAGCGCCTAACAAGGCGCCCTATTTAGCTCGTTTAGGGTGGGCAGCTACGCTGAACGACATACCAGAAGGATTGGAAAAGCTGAGTAAGTTTGAAATAACTACTGAGCCTCCAAAAGTAAAGAACCATTCGTTACCCCCGGTGGTGGAGAGAGTACCCTTGCCGACTGCAAAGAAGGCAGGGGGAAAAGTCCTTAAAGCCGCTTAATTATGGATAAAACATGGCGCAAGCAACGCTCCAAACTTACATTACTGAATGTCAGAGACTATTGCATGACGCCAATGGGGTATTTTACTCGACCCAAGAATTAACCGATTACATCAACGATGCACGGGAAAGAACGGCTAGGGACACTGGCTGTACTCGCACGCTCCAAGTTACTCAGGTACCAGCGAACCCATCTGTACCCACATCAACCTCACCTCCTGTTCAATGGACTTCGGGTGGCACTGCAACTACTGGCAGTTATATTTTTTGGAATATTTACACTTACTACGTTGTTACTGGTGGTACTTTTGGTACTACACCGCCCCCTTATCCCGGGAATACTGGCGTTGCACAAAATACATACCCTCCATCTACACCGTTTACTAACGGGACTGTAACGTTACAGTACGCAGGAAATGTAGAGCAAATTCCTTACGCATCTTTGCCACAAGGAATTAATACCCTTGATGTTCTAAACGTCAACATTTATTGGGGTAATACTCGTTATCCCTTATTGTATAAACCTTGGACTCAATTTAATGCTGAGTTGCGTTATTGGCAAAACTACGTAGGTCAGCCTGTTTGTTTTAGCGTTTACGGTCAACAACAGATTTATCTGTCTCCTATTCCAGACCAGGTATATACATTAGAGGTAGATTCCGTCACTTTGCCAAATCCATTAGTAAATACCTCTGATGTTGACTTGGCTCTAAATGACCCATACACACGCCCTGTAGCTTATTACGCTTGTTACAAGGCTAAATTTAAAGAACAAAGTTTTGGTGAAGCCGAGATTTTCCAACAGCAGTACATCAAACAAGTACAAGCTGCTCAAGCTACCACCTACACTAGAAGGATGTCTAACCCTTATTTACCTGTGATGTAATATGGCAAGCCCAGAACAGGTAAAGAACTATGCGGTCTTAAAACGGTTTACTGGCGTAAACACGAAGGCTAACCGCACCGCAATCAAAGAAGATGAGTTTGCTTGGCTAGAAAACGCCCAGCCAATCGGTGACGGTAATATGAAAATTACTGGTCAACGCAGAATTGTTGTTGACTCTTTAGGCAATAACGTGGCTTTTTCTGCCAATGTAACTTATTTAAACGCCGTCAATATTGGTTTAAAAGATTATTTAGTTGCCTTTAAAGATGATGGCAGCGCACAGTATTACAACATTACCGATGGTTTAAAAGGCAATATTGCTAATCCAGGCACCTTTACAAGCGGTGGAGTACAGGTTAGTCAGTGGAAAAACGAGCGTATGCTCATTATTGATAGCCAAAAAGGCTATTCCACATGGGATTCAAACAACGTAGTCAACGTTGGTTCGGTTGGAACAATCAGTTTAGTTAGTGGTGGCAGTGGTTATAACTCGGCGCCCACGGTGATTATTTCGGCGCCCAACGATGCCAATGGTGTGCAAGCTGAAGCTCAAGCTGCTATTACAGCTAACGCAGTCACTTCAATTACGTTGACAAATGCAGGTACAGGATATACAAGGGCGCCTACAGTTACTTTATCAGGTGGTGGTGGTTCGGGCGCCAATGCAATTGCCAGTTATGTCACTTTTGCTACAGGCGGTGTGTCATTATTTTTAAATAATGGTGGAACAGGATATTACGCAGCGCCTACCGTAACCATTACTGGAGATGGCTCTGGCGCATCTGCCACCGCAATTATTAGCGGAAACACTGTCAGTACTGTAGTGGTTACGAATCCGGGTACTGGATATACCTATGCCAACGTATCAGTATCAGGTGGCACCACAGGCAATACCGCTAACATCACGGCAACCGTCAATAATGTCCCAAACGTGGATGTTCAAACCTTCTCAGGCAGAGTATGGATTGCCCAAGGGCGGACAGTATTTTACAGCGCTGCTGGCTCATATAGTGACTTTACGAGCGTATCTGCTGGTAATTTGACACTTACGGACAGTACTTTACATGGAATCATTACAAAACTGTTGTCTGCGAACAACTTTTTGTACATTTATGGCGATGACAGCATCAACGTGTTTTCGGATGTTTTAGTCAATTCTGCTGGCTCGACCATCTTTACCAACACCAATATTTCGGCTTCGGTAGGAAGCAAACTGCAAGAAGCCATTTTCCCGTACTTCCGTTCTGTTCTATTTATGAACAATTATGGTGTCTATGCTTTGGTCGGTTCAACAACAACCAAGCTGTCAGACCCGCTTGACGGAATTATTACAAACATTGATTTTACGCAACCTGTCTATGCTGGTCAGGTTCTGCTCAATAACATTTTATGTGCTGTATTTAATTTCAAATACACAGGTTCGCTTGGTAATACAAGTTCACCAAGATTTATTCAAGCTGTCTTTTTTGATAAGCGTTGGTTCTTTACCAGTCAGGGCAATACTTTAGCTTACTTAGCGTCTGCACCCGTTGGCGGTAAAGTCAATTTATATGGCGTAGACAATAATATTTTGTATCAACTGTATGCTGATAATAGCGCAAACGTATCTACTACGATACAAACTGCTTTGATGCCGATGGGCGACCCCATTCGGACTAAGCAAGCCTTGAAATTTGGCGTTGAAGCAACCCTGTCGCAAGGCGGTGTATTCAATATCACCGTTGATTCAGAGCAAGGCTCTAGCCCAACCTACACTTTGCAGAATTTTGCCCAGTGGACCAATAATTACCAAAATGTCATAGCTTGGACAAATAACAGTAATCAAGTAATATCTTGGATATACAATTTTGGTTATTACTTATATAAGTCAGATGCCCAACAATGGGGTAAATATTTAGGGTTAACCCTTACCTCTAATTCGGCAGCTTTTACAGTAAACACCTTTGAATTTGAACATGAATTAAGAGCGAGGTTCTAAATGCCAGTCCCATATACCTTTGGTAACGCCACATCATCTATTCCTTTATCGCAACTGGATAACAACTTTGCTACTCCAATTACGATTGGTAATACTGCGGTTCAGCTTGGCAATACCATCACCACCATTAATAATCTATCACTTGCCAATGTCACGATTAGCAGTGTTTCAACCCCTATTACACCAGCACAAGGTGGTACGGGATTAAGCTCCCCTGGCACCTCAGCAAACGTTCTAACATCAAACGGAACTGCATGGGTGAGTCAAGCTCCTGCTGCTGCTACTGGCAACGTCACCATTGGTAACGTTACAATTTCTTTAGGTGGCTCAGCGTCTAATATCGGTAATTTAGCCCTTGCAAACACGACTGTTACGGCTTACACCGAGACTCTGTATGCTCCTGCTGCTGGCTCATCTTTTAGCGTTAACTTGTCGAATGGAACCATTCAAGAATTTAGTTTAAATGCCAACGGAACCATCACATTACCAAGCTCTGTAGCTGGTAAATCATTTGTGATTATTGTGACTTATTCTGGTTCTTACACATTAACATGGGCTGGTGGCTCTACCCTTAAATGGGCAGGTGGCACCGCTCCTACCGCTACTTCAACATCCGGTAAGTACGACATCTTTACCTTCTTCCAAGATGGTACAAATACTTACGGTCAAGCATTTGGTTTGAATTTCTAATGTTTAGTGCTGCTTCTAAAACTTCGAATACTGGTGGTGCAGCACCCGCTGACCCATACTTCTATGATGTTTCATTGCTACTCAATGGCGATGGAACTAATGGCGCACAGAACAATACATTCTTAGATAGCTCTACCAACAACTTTACGATTACTCGTAACGGCAATACTACACAAGGCAGCTTCAGTCCTTATGGTAGTTTGTGGAGTAATTATTTTAATGGTTCAAGCGGCAATTATTTAGTTACGCCAAACAGTTCGGGTTGGGATTTTGGTTCTGGCGCATTTACTATTGAATGTTGGGTCAATATGGCTCAATACATTAATGGTGGTGGCGAATCTTATACTGACGATTGGATTGTTTCTTTATGGGATGGTTCTACTGGATATTGGTCTTTAAGAGTTGGTTCTGGTGTTTCTAGCGGAAATGCGTTGCGTTTTACTTGGAATAATTTTGCATCTAATGTATTTGCTTCAACAGATTTACCTTTAAATTCTTGGGTTCATCTTGTAGTGGCTTGTAATGGTTCTACAATTAGTTTGTTTCAAAATGGTACAAGA